ATTGCCCGAGATGGTCTTGCGTGTGCGTCCCGAGTCCATGACTAGAGCGTCGCGCACAAGTGACACACGCGAAGGTCGGACAGTGTTGCCGGACATGTCGAGTGTGCGCTCTATTTCTTCATCAGTGAGACCACCGAAGAGCTTGATTGCGTCGTAGATCTTTTGGCGTTTTGTGCCTGACTTTGGGAACGCTTTGATCGCTGCACGCTGTGAAGTTGGATGCGCTTTTTTTGCTGTGATGATCACATTGCGGTTTACTGTTGGCACATATTTTGTGCCACCGAGACCGGTGGTGATTTGGAACATTTCTGGCTGATGGTCGGACATGTCGGATGCCTTTTCTATGAGTGTGCTTGTAGTGCTTTGATTGCCATGTCGAGTGTAGTCACATCGTAAAGCGGCATTGGTTCATTCAATGACAACTGGTTCTTCATTGTTTGAAGCCGGCGAATAATTGATGCGTGAGGATTTTTGCTGATTGCCATGATGTCGTCAATGAGACCGAACATTGCCATTGTGTGTGATGCCATTGCGCTTGACTCGAGCACCATTTTCCTGGTCTCTTCAGTGAGTTCACCTTGGTTGAATGATGTGCCTTCGCTCATTATTTTGTGCTCCACGGACCCCAGCCGAAGCCGTAGCGGTCCATTCCGTAGTTGTAGATTTCTAATCCTGCGCGCAGATTAGTAACAGGGTCTAGCAGATCTTTTGGTCGGCTAATGATGCCGCGCTCGGCAAGGTATTTGTGCCAGAAGCCGTTGATTTGCAATAGCCCACGACTGCCACCATTTGGATCTTTCCGGTTGATTGCGTTCGGAGTGCAATTGGACTCACGCTTCATGATTGCTTCAAGCACTGTGCGCTGATCCGGATCCCAGCCAAGGTTCACGGCAAGAGTTGAAAATTGTTCGCACGCGCTCGAGTAGGGATCTATGTAGATCGTTGAGCTGGTGGTTGTGGTCGGCTCAATCAAGAATGGGGTCACATCTATGGTCTGAGAAGGCTCGCTAGACGCGCTAGGAGCCCCTGTTAGCGCCGTAAAGCCAAAGACTGTGCAAAGCACTAGCCCGATCAATTTTTCTGCAAAGTAGTTCATTTTTTCTCCAGTGGTATTGGCACGCCCCAAGATGAAGCGTGCGATCTAAATGCAATTTGTCCTAGTAGGTATTTGCCGGTGTCTGGTTCAGTAAAGATCTGAACGAGGATCTCTTGTCCGTTATCCATGACTCCTGTGTAGACGGAGTAATTGAAGATCTGTGGTTCACTCATAATGACTTGCCTTTCGCCGGTATTCCGACCTTAGGACATCTGTCAAGCTTTCGGTGGGATTTCCCCAAAGACCTTTAGGAATGCGGCTTTTACCCAGATTACCGAATCCGCTGCTTGTGGTGTGATCTCAATATGAAACCAGTCTCCCGGCACACCGTGAAGTGTTGGCTTGTCATAGACCTTCCACGCATAGCGGTCGCATCTCCAAGCTCTCCCATTTGGACCGACATAGTCGAGTATGCACTGCAAGCCAAGTTCATTGGCGTTGGCGACAAGTTTGTCAATGAAGACGAGTGCTTCTTTGCGTGATGCTTTCGGATGTTTTTCGCTCTTACGGTAGGAAAGATCTACAGCTCTGCCAGTCGCATGGACTGATAATGAGCCAGGCTTGCCACGCATGTCACGCTGACCCCATGATCCGTTATTCCAAAGCGCACCATTGGATGCTGCGATTGCCTGCCGGATCCATTCATCCATTCCGGCGCGTGGTTTGGGTGAAGCGCCGTCAGCGTTGCCGATGTAGTCGCGTGCGCCGGGCACGCCGGGCTTAGCTTTGGCTACTGTCACGACCGAAAGCTGGGTCTCTTGGGTTTACCCAGCGGAGCAATGGTGGAATGATTGCAGCGATTGCGCCTTTGCCATAGTCGCGCAGATCGGTTGTGCCGGTCGAGTACACAGCGATGAGCGCGCCGATAACTGAACGAGCATAGCTTGCGAGCATTGCTTTGTCTTTAGCTGTGATTTTCAACATGATGGTCAATCTTTTCTTCTATTCGACCAAGGATCTGGTGCACTTTTCCGTGATCTTTTTTGTTGTCGCTGCCGATTTTGCTAATGAGCGCCACCACCACAGCGAAACCCCCACCGACCAAAGCCACCACAATCTGAGAATCCATTTCATGCACTTGGTAGCGGATTGTTTGCTAATTCTGTGGCTTTCAACATTGTTTCCGGTTCCGCTGGTTGTGTGTATCGATCATCCATCCATTCAAGACAGTAATAACCATCGCTCGGTGCGTTGTATCTAAAACATGCGTCAGCTGGTGACAAGTCTCTTGTCGCGTTGCCGATTTGTGCGTTAATTTCTGCTTTAGTTGCCATTATGCAACTTTCTGTATTTGGATAGTTGTGTAGATTTCTGATGTGCTCGCGCTTACGGCACGACCCAAGCCGAACGATGCGGTGGCAGTCTGGCAATAATATTGAACGGCGAATGCTTTGGTTGCGGCAATGGTGAATTGTGCTTGCAAGGTTGCAACACCACCGACTGAGCCGCTGCTGTCCATGTTCGTATTTTGTCCGATTGCTGTAATTGAACTGTCGGTAACATTGTACAAACGAATTTTTGTCAAATTTGTGTTACGAAAAGGGCTGAAAGCTGTAACGGTATAGGTTCCGGCAGGCAATGTCACTTGATTGGTCGCAAGTGATGCGCTTGTTATTCCATTCACTACAGTTGTGTTCAAGACTCTGGTCGTCCAAGTAGTAGCGACAGAAGAGCCACCATCCGTGCCGTTTGATTGTGTTTCGTTAAATGTGGCAAATTGTGGTGCGACAGCTGCGAAGTTATTGTTCAGCGAACTTGCGGTCAAAACTTCGCCGGCGGTGTATGTGGTGACTGGCATAGTGCTCCTAACTTAGTGCGAATACTGTGTCAAGTGTGGAACTGTCAAGAATGAAAAGCTGATAGACCGTGGTTGGGCTGGTGTAGATCGTCACCTGATGTGGTTGTGCATAGGTGATGCGATGCTCAATGCCTTCTACGAATGATTCTTGTGCGATGACATTGGTGGATGACAAGCCTGTCTGAATTGTTTTCTCGATGTTGATGGTGTCACCAATTTCAACTATTGCGACCAGATCACGCTCAGTTGCAGAGAGCATTTGGAAGCCTGTAGACACACTGGTCAATACTGGGGTCGGATTGGGCTTGATTAGATACTCGGCAAGTGTCAAAGCTGCTGCATCATTATGCAAAAGGCTTTGACCATAAGACACTGACTGGATCAGATACTCGGCTTGGCTTGGCAGATCCTCAGCAACCTGTGTCGCGTTAGAGCCAAGAATCGTGACCGCTGCACGATTGACCACTTTGTCTGCACCAAAATTGATCGTCACACCATCGTATCGAACTTCTGTTCCGTTATCTGAAAACTCAACTGTCGCGCCAGCAATGGTTGGTCCAAGCCTTTTCTGGAATACAAACTTGCCTGATCTGTCCACGAATGCTCTGCCCTGCTCGGCATCAATGATGTTGCTCAAGTAGCCGTTCACATTGGTTCCTTGTGGCACTGTGAATGGTGAAGATCCGCCGAGCGTGGCAACACCAGTCTCAATTGATTGCTCGCCTATACCTTGGAAAGCATCTACTTCTGGTCGCGCAAGCATGTTCACGACTCGAGCAGAGGAAAGCTCTTCGCTCACATTCCACTCGTCAAGGATCGTCTGACTAAGTGTGTATTGAAGATCTATGCAGCCGACCGAAACTGTGTCATAGCCATCAAGACTGAACTGATAATCGAATGACACGATGTAGCCCTGAAAGAGTGACTCGGGATTGCCAAGAGAGTCGTATCGGTAGAAGTTCACGCGCCGCATAGGTGCGATGCCTGGCTGATCGTTCAACGGGTCGTATGTGCCTGCATCCGTGTTGAATGGATTGAACGCGCCATAGGCGATCTGGTCGTTGAGTACAAAGCTCATTGAGCCGGGAGTGAACTGATCTCCGATGTCTCGCCGACCGCGGAAGATCTGCACGCTCAATACTCCAGTAGTCACATCAGCGAAGTCTGATTGCGGTCCAAGTTTGTAGGTCGTGTTATTGAGCACGCCCTTCACTGAGTCGTTCAGACGGAAACTTGAACTATCCCAGCCGGTATCAATCTCGAGCTTGTAGTTGCCTGAGTCAATGACTGGCGTGGTCATAGCACTTCAATTGCTGCCGGACCGTAGGCGCGGTTTGCTGCTTTGATGTTGTCAATAACGATGCGACCGATCTCCGCGCTGGTGGCAAGACCGCCAGAGATGTTGATGTTGTATTGATCGCCACCACGACCAGCCATGATGCCGGCACGCTCTTCTGCGCTGAGCACTGGCGCGCTCACTGCTGATGGGTTCAGGCTTGACACGGTAGAAGAGAACGCTGCACCGATGCCCTTGAGATCAGCGAGCTTGAGGTTGGGGTTTTTGAGTTTCTTTTCAGCGACCGCAATTGCATCAGCGATGCCTTTGACGAGAGCTTCACCTTGAGTTACTCCTGCCTTGTAGAACTGCTCTGCTGCAAGTATGCCCAGAGCATCGGCGACCATGTTGAGTGAGTCCACCATCTGATTGATCCCATTGGGTCCTGTAATCGCTTCTGAGCCACCTTGAATGAGTTCTGTGGCAATTGCACTGCCGGCTTCTTGCCCGGCTTCTAGGACCTTTCTGAGCGCGCTTTCGGACAGACCCATTGACAGCAGTTGCTCAATCTGTTTTCCGAATTGTTTAGCGCCCATGGCTTGCTGGTTGAGCTGGTCAAGAATGCTGGTTCCGGCTTCTTTGGCTGCATCAGCTGCGCCAGATATTGAGAACTCTCCAGTGACCGATTCGGAGACTGTGGTCTTGAAGTCATCGTAGGCTTTTTGAGCCTCTTCGAGTTTGCCTTTTGCCTTGTCAAGTGCATCGCTGAATTGCTTGTCAAGCTCTTTGCGTGCTTCTTCAATCTTTTGCTTCATCGCATCTACCGCACCACCGGTAGCTGTGCTTTGCTTTTGCAGATCTTCAAGATGTTTGCGCGCTTCTTCGGTCAATGGCGGACCGATCATCTTTGCGTTTGATTCAATTTGACCCAGATCCTGTTGGATGCCTTTCATCTTTGCCACATATACAGCCATGGCTGCAATGCCGGCTGCGACTGTGGCGATGCCCACACCAGTCGAAACTTGGACCGCTGTAAAAGATGTAGCAAGTGCATAGTTGATTGCTTGTGTTATGACCGCAGCTGCGCGCCATGCAACCATCGCGACCTTGGCTGCAACGATGGCAGTCGCAAATACGCCGATCGCTGTTGCAAAGCCGACCACAATCGGTGTGTTCTTTTGTGCCCAATTAGCCACAGCAATCAATGCCGGAACTAGCGCATTGACTAATGGCAAGACGGCTGCACCGATCGCTTCTTTGGCTTCATCCATTGCAATGGAAAGCTTCTTGAATTGTCCTTGTGCCGAGTTCGCTGATGTGACCGCTGCGCCACCGAAAGTCTGTGACAGCGATTGCATTACTTGATCGGCTGACGCACCATCCTTGATGAGCTGATAAAGCTCTGGTGATAGTTGCTTGATCGCTTTAGTGTTCCCGCCGTAAGCCTTGCTCACCGCATCCGCTACTTCTTGAACTCCCTTGCCGGTCGCTGCGCTGACATCAAGCACAGTCTTGAGTGCTTCTTGTGCTTTTGCCAGATCACCAGTACCACGGACCAGTGAAGCAAGCGCCGGACGAAGCTCATCATCAGCCACCGCCGCCGACATGGAGAGCGAGCTCACAAACTCTTCATTGGCTTGAATCTGTTTATCGGTCGCGCCGGTAGTCGCTACAAGTTGGCGAGCCAGTTGAGCTTGTGCAGCTTGATCTGCAGCTGCCGCTTTTGCCGTGACGACCAAACCTGCAGCAAGACCAGCGAGCGCTGCCGTTGCCGGCACGAATGCCTTATTGACTGCAAAGCCAACACGCTGGGAATTGGTTTCTAATTTCTTGAACTCCTCAAAAGTTTTTTTGAGTCCGTCACCTTGGAAGTCGGTGATGATCGGGATGCGAATAGCCACTAGTTACCTTCCGATCTTGCAATGGCTTCTGCCAATAGTCGTTCTATTTTCCAGACGAGACCTTGGATCTCATGTTCGAGTATTGACTCCTGGCTTTCAGCTGTTGGATACATGTATCGGGATGCGCGACCCCAATTTAGGTTCAAGTTTTGGATCAGCGTGTTGTTCCATGTGTAGGTGTATTGCTTTCCACCGTAGAAACGCTTTTGTACTGTTCCGTCTTTGGCTTGGTTACGACCTGCCATGTCAAAGATCTGACCCCATGTCTCATTTGATTGAAACACGAACGCGCCAAGAGTCTCGTATTGCGCGCCTTTTTCTAGGTTCTTTTTTCGTGCCCGGCGTGTGTCAATTTTGACATTGATTTTCTGGTCCACTTTGGCTCCGTACCACGGACCGCCTCTGCGCCACTTGCGATACATGCCCGAGAGTGGTGGCTCGCCCGGCACAGCTGTTCGCGCAGCTTGAACCATTGGCAAAGTTATGCGCTTGTAGTCGCGTGTAATTTCTCGGCGTAGTTCTGGGGCGAGTTTGTTCAACTGCTTGAGGGTCTCTTTGATCCCATAAACTTCCAGACCTCTTCTTGCCATGTCACTTCCTGTTTCTCTCTTCTAACACAGTAGTGACAGTGAGCAGGTCGGCAGTGTCAAAGCTTTCATCGTAGAAGCGCGGAGCCCACGAAAGAGCAACTAGCAATTCTGCTAGGAGCCTTCGGTGAGTTCCGCGTGGATAGGGTTTTCTATTTCCTCAGCAATCACTTCGACTGACTCAAGCTTCGCAATGAACTTGTCAAACTCTCCCGGCACTGTGATCTTGGCTTGCTTGCATGCTTCCCAAGCAAGAAATGCCAGATCTTCTACGCCGATGCCGTTCGCCATGTCTGATGCTTTGCGCTTAAACCTGCGTTCCCATGCAACCAGTGTCACCAAATTGGTGGTTACTTCGTATGGGTCTTTGTTTTCTTCTGTCACCTTTAGGTGCAGCTTCATGCTGTCTCGCTTTCGTGTCGGACCGGTGCGCGGTCAGATTATGGGGTTACATCCGTTGTGTAGGTTCCGCCGTTTGCCGTAATCGAAATTGTGCCGAGAGCTCCCAACGAAGATACGACTGGCAGTGAAGCTATGAAGCACCCTGTCAGTGTCATTTTTGGATTGGTAGCTGACTCACTACCAGCGGCTGGCTGAACGGTGATCGTTGTGGTACTGCCGACCAATGTTGAAAGTGTTGCCCATGTCTCCGAGCTGGCGAAGCTGGCGTAGAAGTCGAGTGTGATTGAGTGACTGCCGAGACCCGAAACATACTTTCTGGATGCATCGCCGAAACTGGTCGCCTCGAGTTGATCGTAATTGATATTCACGGTGGCACCGGTGCATTGATCAGTCAGATCGATGCTGTTCACGGTGACTACTGGGGTTGAGAGGTAGGTGCTGGTTGCCATGATTACTCCTTGGATGCTTTCTTAGATTTAGTTTTAGCAGGTTTTGCTTCTTCTGTGGTTGATACTTCTTGCTCGAGGATGAAGCCACCAGCGAGCAGAGCTGCGACATTGATGCCAGCCTTGGGCTGATAGATGTCGCCGATCTTGCCAAGCTTTGGGGATGCGATCACATAGCTCATGCTGTTTGTGCCTGTACTTCAATCATCATCTCGTATGCCGGCAGGACTACGCCACCGACATCAACTGAGGTCGGGCTTCCGGATGTGGCTCCGACATTGGCTGTCATGACCGCGGCTGCCATGTTGAGAATGTTGCCAAGCGCATCAGCGTTGCCCGGACCCATTGAGATGATCTGCACCGGGAAGGTCATCTTGGCAATGTTGTAATTCCACATCGTGAACGATGGCGCGCTGACGAACACGCATGGCGGTCGCAGGTTACGCGGATCAGTCACCACTTGCAGACCGGTAGCAGTCGCAAGTTTTGTGCCTAACGCGCTCATAGCGTTATTGAATAGATCGGTGTAGTTGCTGACAGTCATGCGCAAGCCGGGCGATCAATGCCGAGTAGTTGTTTGATCTGACCATTCATGCCGACCACTGGTGTCTGACCCATGTCTTGATATGAGCTGAACACATCAACTGTGCCGCGACTCTTGTAGAGCATTCCGGCGTACATCACGGTTCCGAGATACACATCTTGCGATGGCACTGTCGTCAGCGAGTCACCTGTGTAACCTGCCTCAGCTCTGCGCCTACTGCAAAACGCGTTCGATGCAGCTGCACAAGTCGTGACGAATGTTTGATCGCCAGCTGTGGCGACACTGATGCCGAGCCAGTCAAGCACATTCTGTGCCGTGATCCATGTGCAGGTCTGTGTATATGTGACCGTTCCGGATGCTGCAACGCGACTGACATCTGATGCTGTCTTGGCATAGAGCACTTGGTTCGGGATCGGAACATTGACATCAAATAGCAGATCGCCTTCGGTGTCAATGCCGAGATACAAATATTCCGGAAGCGCATAGCAAACATATGTGCCATTGAAAGTGCTATCTACTGATGCGACCGTGATGGACTCGCCGACTGCAATCTCGCTCGGTGTGAGGAGTTGCAGTACGGCGTAGTTATCCAGCAGGTACTTATGGGTAACGCTGTAAGTTGCCATGAGCGGATGCTCCGCTCTCGACTAAGCCTGTGTGATCTTGCGGATCATGCTCGAGTTTGCAGCGAAGGTTGCTGCATAGCCGAACACGCTCATCTGGCGACCGAGAGTGCTTGGTACCTCAACGCTCAAGAGTCCACGATCTTGACGGTAGATCTCGAATGCGTTCTTGTTCATGATGACCATGGTCTTGGCAGCGAACTTGTTGTCCACCACGATCTCAAGACCGAGTGGGTTCATGCCTGACCATGATGCAGCTGAACCTGCACCTAGTGAGTTCTGACCGTTCAATCCCGGTGCACCGAGTGCTGGGAAGATTGGGCGCTTAGTGCTGTCTACGAGCTGACCCATGAGAGCCCAAGTTGCTGGGTCTACAAACATGTGTGTTGGCAGGTAGTTAGTTGCTGACGAGATCGTCACTGCTGCATCGTAGATTGATTTCATCAAGTCTTCTGGGGTGAGATCCCACACTCCATCAGCTGATGCTGCTGCAAGCAAGTTGTCTGCAGCGTAGTTGTCAATTGCGGTCAAGTATTGACCAGCAAGATCTTGAATGATGATCTGCATTGCGTTCGGATCGGTGAAGTCAATCACTTGATACGAAAGCTGTGCTTGTCCAGCAAAGGTCACTTTGGTGACCGTGTTGGATGCGATCACTGCAGTGGTTGCCGAGACTGCTGTGAGTTCGGTTGATTGCTGTGCGACCGTTGGGTGAGTTGTCCATGTTGGGCGAATGAAAGTTGCACCGCTGTTGCCGTTTGGCATTGCGCGTGTACCGAGTGCATTCAACACTGGGGCGATGTAGTTGATATCCGCAAACACAGGTCCCAAAATTGGAACCGGGACTATACCACTGTCGTTCGACAAAACATTGTCGCCAGCTGTTGCTTCAATGTCTGACTTGTGATAAGCGCGATAATCGTTCCATACGCGATTAGCGTTGGCTGCAACTTCGCCGCCTTTGTGCATTGCTGCAACAAACTCTGCAGCTGATGGCAAGCGTGGTTCACGCTTTGCTGATGCGAAGATTGGAGTCGGGATTGATGCCTCGACTGGTGCTTGTACTTCGGTTGCTTCTGACATGATTTCTGTCTCCTGTTCTTGGACTACTTCTTGAGTATTGCTTATTTCTTCTTCTGGTTGGTGGATACTCGCAGCGATGTCGGTGATCTGTGCTCCTGCGAATGCTGGGATAGCCACGACCGAGAGCTCGCTCCAGACTGCAGCGCGGATTTCCATCGTGCCGGCTTCGTCATAGCTGAATGAAGTTGGGGTGATTCCAATGCTTACGGAGTCAAGAGCGCCATCTTTCATGAGTGTGAGCGCTTCGGATCCGAGCTGTGTGTCGCTGATCTTGGCTGTGAAAAGCATGCCTTCCGGCGTGGATTGGCGTGCCGTGACTACGCCGATGATCTGATCGGTTGAGTGGTTCATTAGCAATCGTGGTGCTTTGCCGTCTACTGGTAGAGCTCCCTCGAGCACGCGCACCGATGTACCGTCTGAAACTGTGGCTTCTACGCCGTAAGGAACTGCAATTCCGCTGATGGTTCGGCGTGGCTGACCGTCTGGTCCTGCTGCATCAATTGACACTGCTTGTGCTGTGAATTGAATCATGATGCGATCTCCTCTTGTGTGTTTTCTGCCGGCATGTCTGACTCTTCCATCTTGTCGGCAAGATAATTCTCTTCGAGATATTCGTCAGCATCAAACTTGACATATGTACCTCTTGGTAACACATTATCCATCGAGAGTGTGTTGGCGATGCATTCCGCATATGACTTCACGCCAAAGATGTACAAGTCTGCGCGTGCTTGCTGTGAGCTTTGATATGAATACGATCCGGTGCTTACGCCGACAAGGTATGGCGGAACATTGGTAAGTCGTGCGCATTCAAGTGCTTGATAATTTGCTGCATCAATGAGAAGCATCTTGTCTGGTGTTGCTGTGCTTGCTTCGTACTTGAGAAACTCATTGAGAACAGCGACCTGATTGGTACGCCTTGCCTGCTCGAAGCTCGCGCCGATTGCGCTGAGCTCACTCGGACTCAAAGGCTCTCCGCCGGTCTGCATAAGGACTCCCGATGGTATGGAACTTTCCGCGTTCCTGTACCTACTGGCTTCCAGCTTGAGTGCTGTGTTGATTACGCCGGGCGATTGATAGATGATGCCTTGAATGCCTGAGATGAATTGCACGACATTGCGATAGTCAAGTTCTTGTCCGAGAAAGTAAAGCTCTTTGGATGGAGCAAAAAAGACCGGACCGGACTGGTCGCGCCTGGTGATGGATCCGGCTGGTAGACGCTCAAACTCTGAGGGAAAGCCATCTTGAGTCCTTGCCGTAATGGCAAGGTAGCCCACGCCATAGAAAAAAATATCGTCAAATAACCAGCTGAGAAGTGTGGAGTTTGGAATTGATGGTGACATTCTGCGAAGCCAAGATCTTGGTGCAAGTCTGACTTCTTCCATCTCTTGTGTTTGATCGTTCCACACTTCTTTGTACATGATCAATGGCATGCATGAGATCACTGATGCCATGAGATCGCGTGCGCGTGAAATTGCTGGAACGCTCATTGCACGATTGCGCGCTTCACCTTCTTGGTAGGTGTAGTACTGTCCGATCATTGATGCACCGGTGTATCCGCCACCTGCAGCTGCAGCTTTACCTACTGGCTCGCTAATTGCAGCCTTAGATACTTTGCGCTCGAATAATGCCATGAGTTCACTCTTCCATATTTAGGTCGGCTTTTGGTGGAAGTCGCGCATCGGGGGAACCTTCTCCGACGAAAGGCTTGACACGCGACTCCCTGCGTGATCTTAGTTCGCCACCACCACAAGATGTGGTTTGCCACGAGAGTGACGATTGCCGGCAACAATTGCTGATGAAAAGATCATGCAACGGCACAGCTCTATCGGTCCGGGCGATCGTTGTGAGCTCACCGCAATTGATCCTTGTGTGCGAACACTTACAGCGCGCACGACATGCTCTGCTAATGCCATCTCACCGGTGTGAATTATTTGCCGTTCACGGATCAAACCTTGCACAGCTGGAGTCCATTTCAAGATCTCTGCATATCCGACCACGACACGCCGAGACTCGAGCGCCGGCGGACATTGCAGATCCACTGTTGGTGTGAACGCGAACTTGACTGATGGGTCTTTGGCGATTGCGCGCACATGCTCCCAGAGCTGGGCTTGTGTGTCGCAAGTGAATGCAACGGTCACGCCGATGCGACCATCCGGCAGAAGCACTGATCGTGTGGCGTAATAATGCGAGTCGTTGAAGTCCACTTCAACTGCAACCACTCCGCCAGCTGGTAGTGGTTCAGTGGTGGCGAGCTGTGTCCAGAGACCTTGCGGTAGCCATGACCGATCGGTTGCAATCCATAGGTTTACGCTGGCACGCAAGAATGATGCACGATCCGGAAGCTGTGACTCTGACTCAATGGTTGAGAGCTCAAGAGTTTTGCCGAGCGCTGGGTTCGCGTATGCCCATGCGACTGGGTCCATTGGGTCTAGATCTGGTGGTGGTGACCATTCACGGAAGTGGAAGTTGGTTGGCTCATGTGTGTCAATTAGTCGCAGACCCATTTCTCGATAGCGCATCATGACCTTGGAGTCTTCTGTGCCGGCAGTGGACCACATTGACAGCAAAGGATTTTTTCTCGCGCGCATAGTCGGGATCACGCCACCGTCAATGACTTCTTCTTCAATTCCCCAGACCTCGTCAATCAGTGCAAGATCTACGGACAGCGAGTGAGCTGCACTTGGCTTTGCTGATCGCACCAGGAGTTTGGATCCATCCGGAAGCTTCGCAGCTAGCCGACCATATGAGCGCGTGAGCTTCGCATCAAAGTACTGCTCAAGCACATCAGCGATCTCTTCATACAGTCCAGCTGCGACATCCAGCCGGTGAGCCATCATCAACACGGTCTGCTTCTGACCGCGGATCTTCGGCATCTCCGTCAGCCACCAGCCACACAAAGCTCTAAGCGCGACCGACTTGCCACACTGGCGCGCCACACTCACAAGCGAAGTACGAGTCACAAGCTCAACGCCGGCATCATCACTGAACGCCAGCTGATCGCGCAAAGCATTCACCTGCCACGGCATCAACTCCACGCGCATGAACTTGCGAGCCCACTCCGCCACAGCATCAACATGCGATCCCTGCTGATCCGGACTAATCGTTGCCAGTCTCGGCTGGTCATGACCGGTCACAGCTGATCCCAGCTGGTCTTGGCTGGTTGGGGAGAAAAAGAACGA